CCATTCGATGTTTTCCCATTTCCATGGCTGCGTCGTCTTGCAGCTCGGGCATCGCCAGCACCATTCACGCTGGTCGGTCGATCGAAATTTCCGATCGGTGTCGTCGTCGACCTCACCGGCCTGCGACACGAAGAACCTTTTTCCCAGCCACCCGAAGGCGGTGACCCGTGCCTCGGCCTCGGCCATGTGACCGGATGGCCAGCGCCAGGTCTCATCGCCGATCAACCAGCGGATCGACCGGCGTTGGAGATTGGTCTTGGAGTGAGCGCCGAGCACCCAGCCGGTCATGCCGTTGAGGAATGCGACCGAGTTGCGCTTGAGCTTGTGCCTTTCGGTCCCTTGCTGGCGCGGCAAAATCTCCCGGATCGGTCCGCATTGTTTCCAGAGGACTTGCAGACGGTTTTCCATCTGATCTTTTGCGTCGGAGTCTGTCTGGTCGAGCCAGAGCATCGGTCCGGGCGCGTTCGCCGCGATCCAGCAGGATCCAAGCTCGGCGGTCATGGTTTTGCCCGCCTGAATCGCCGCGATGATCGAAACCAGCGAAACCGACGGATCTGCCAGCGCCTCCAATGGTTCGCGGATCCATGGAGAGTTGCCCGATTGGAACCCACCGGGTACCGGCGAGTACGGAATCGACTCGATGTGATCCTCGCACCACTGCCACGGCGGGCGGCGGTCGGTGATCACATGGCCGGCCCGCAGGATGTTATCGAGCAGGTCGGTCGTCGGATTTTTTTCGTCCTCTGGTTTCAAGTTTTGGGATCTGCTTTTGCTCGCCGGAGTTCATGATCGCGATGTACTCGTCGACCACTCGGGCATTTTCTTTGCGGATGTCGACCGCATCTCTGCCGACCAGCAGCGGCGGCAATTCGTTTTCGAGCTTGTTCCGAAGCAGGGCGTTTGCCTGTCCGATGTGATAGAACCAGCGCTCACGCACCGCGTCGATCGGGACGAACTGCCCCTTGCGAACCAGCACCTTGAGCTCGCGGTCCTCGACCTCGGCCAGTAGCTTCCGAGCCCGCAGCGCCTCGCTATCCATCAACTGCTCTTCGCGGGATCCAAGTGTCTGCGATCCGAGCCCACGCGATGAAATGAAGTTGCGCCACTCCGTCACCGAGTGACCACCATTCGGGCGCGGCCTCGGAGCCCCGTCGAGCTTCCGCCAAACATTCAATGTCTTGCGTGTAGTGCCCAAAGCCTCCGCCAGATCGACCACAGTGGGTACAATATCTGGGGTTTGGCGCTTTTCCTTGGTGGGCGTTGACATGGGTCAAAACAGGGTCTGGTGGTACCCTAAAAAGAGTTTTCTCACATTTTTTCAATGTAGGTCCGCAAAGCCGCGCCCTCGGACCCCCCTCCAAGGAGACTCCTTACCCCCACCCCCATGCCTGTATCTTGTGTGGTCTGGGTCATATCTCTCCGATTTTGTAAGCGTCGCGGATTTTCTTGATGTCTTCGTCGTACTCATTTGCCACGACATAGTTTTGGCCGGTGGCGATCTTCTGTCCCACATAGGCGTGAAACTCCACAACCGGCAGCAGGTCTTTGTGCAGCGAGTAGAGCATCTCTTCATCGACCTCATCGAACCATCCAGCATCTTCGAGGGAGCGGCGGAACACACAGAGCCGGTTCACATGCGGGATGGCGTTGTCGATGCCTCCGCCGGTCGGCTTCTCCATGTCCTCCTTGGTAGCTACGCGGCCGAGCTTGATGGACTTGCGCAGCATGTCGCCGCTCATCTCTTTCTTGGCCGCTGTCTCCAGCCACATCGATTGGTCGTCAGGGTTTTTGAGTGATGCGACTGCACGGTGATGGTCAAACGAGAGGCGCTCTTTACGGATGCTGAGTGGCACATTCTTGGCGACGAGAGCGACACGCATCAGCGTGCTCACCTCCAACCTCGTGAGGTTGCTGGCGCGAACATAGTCGAATGATCCCGTGGTGGCTTTTACCCAGTTGATGGCATCGCCGATGATCCATGTGGATGATTCCCGCATCTTGGCGGCTTTGACGAGGATGTCCTCGATCTCGATCATATCGGGTGCCTCATCACCGAAGACCAGTCCGGTCGGAGTTGCGGTGATGCGCGGTGTTTCAAATCCCGGCAGTGATGGATTGCTGCGGGCGACTTCGGTGATGATTTCAGTGTCCATGGATCTCTAATTTTTGTTTTTGTACGGAAAGGATTCGGGCCTGCTGGTACGCCTTGCGTGCGTGTCCACTTCTCATGGCACGGTATGGCTTGATCTTGAGCGCGTCGGTCATCTCGATGCACCTCTTGCTCACTGCCGCCCGTGTGATGCCATGGCGCTTGGCGATGTCGGTCATCGAGTTGCCCTGATAAGCGAGCCCGGCAACCAGTGTCGCGCAGTCCATGGTAAGTCCGGGGTTTTTGTCGCTGGCCAGCTCGCCGATCAGCCGGCGCATGATATCCCAAATCTGGTCGCTGTTGATGGTTGATGGTGACTCTTCGTTCGGCTCTTCATCCTCATCGGCATCGAAGGTTTTTGCGCTGTAACTCTCCGCCGCGTCGCGTGAGAGGCCGACGCCATTCGAGGAGCGGGCGAGGTCGGGTTTGTCGATCCCCATGCTGGCGACCTTCCTTCGCTCTTCGGGCGAGAGGCTGGCGATCCATGCTTGGTACTCTTTGGCGTACCGAGCATCCTCGCGATCTTGTCGCAGCGTGTAGGGATCTTCGTCGCTCATGGTTGATTTGATGTCATTTCAATCTATTGAAGGATCGTCGCAATGATAGTTGCCTCAAAATTTCATTTTAGCGCCGTGAGCGATGATTTTTCATTGTGTGGTGATTTCGTGGTGGTTCGAGGCTTACGGGGTCTACGGGGTTAAGTTTCTAACTTCTCCGTTTGGTTGTGGGTTTCCCTTTATATATTTTCTCGCGTGTAAAAGTATAAAACATGACCCCGTAAGACCCCGTAAACCGCCACTTGTACGGGGTGTACGGGGTCTAGTTTCTAACTTTTTTCACCTGTGATGATGTAGCGGTTGATTTTCCTGTCGGTGTCCGGCCTCCCAAGTTTGACCAATCCCCTGTCCATTTTCGCCAATCTCGATAGGGCAGAGCCACATGCGCCGTGCCATGAGAAGAGCGCCTTCGCTTGGTCGCGCACCTTGCTGTGGGTGTTGGTGAGGCGAGCTTCGACATCGAGCGCGGTGAGTTCGGCGGGCAAGTCGTGCCAGAGTCCCATGTCCTCGATGGCGATCTCGAGCAGCTCCTCGAGGCGGCGTGCTGGCGAGTGGGAGTCGACCCAGTCGACGAGTTCGGGGTCACGCCATGCGATGACACCGGAGCGGGTGTCGTGCAGGTGGGTTGGCACCTCCCACTGCATGAGGCGATCGGCGAGGGCCGGCAGTTCTTGGCGGATGGCGATCTGCAGTTGCTTCTTGCCTTCGGGGGTGCTGGTGTCGATCGGCAGGGCGATGCGATGGACATGCAGGATAGCGATCTTATCGGAGACATCGGCATCGAGCGGCGGGATGATCTGGAGTGCCTCGGGGGTGTCGTTGCAGCAGAGCATGCAGCACCACACTGGACGCACGCTGATCGAGGATGAGTGGCGCTTGCGGAGCTGGATCATGTGCGGGTAGATGGATCCCTTGAAGGCGGCCCCGAAGGCGCGTCGGGCGCGGATGTCGGTGTGGCCGGTGCAGTCGTCGATAAGGAGGAACTCGGACCCGACAAGGTCGTCATTCCACAGGATCCCTCCCGACCATGCCTCGTATGGGTTGGCGGTGCGGCCACCGAGGAGCTGGGCGACTGTCCATGCGAGCAATGACTTGCCGGAGTTAATTTCACCAGCGAGCACCATCATCGGCGCTGGGATGTGGGTGTAGCTGCGGACGGCTTTGTAGCGGCCGGAGAGCCATGAGATGAAGACATCCATCGCGGTGTCATTGGGGAATGCCTGGCTGATGATGCTGTCGATGAGTGGCGTATCGCCTTCTGCAGGTTGGGGCAGGATCGGTTCGCCGGTGATGAGGATCTGCTGCCCGTTGTTGTCGAGCATGATGCCTTGGCGGTGGCCGGCGATGACACCCGACCATTGGACTGCACCATCGATCTCGCGGTCGTCGATGGCTGCCTTGACGGCTGCGGTCAGCTCCTTGGCCGACTCATGTTCTCCTGCGAGGTGGCGGGTGATGCCAGTGACCACCGGCCCACGCTTGCTGTGGATTGCGTAGCCATTGCCCTGGCGGATGAGGTACTTGCCGGAGGGCGCGTCGTAGAAGACATCCTCGGGCTTGAATGACTTGCCAGTGGATCCTGCGGGTGGGTTGAGCATCGCGGCGACCCGCTGCTCGATCTGCCAGTCGGGATTGTTGAGTTGGGATGAGAAGACCGCGCGTGCAGCGTCGACGGCCTCGGTCGGTTGCAGGCTACGGCGCAGGCTGCCATCATACGAGCGGAGGCGCTCGACGGTCTCGTGCTCGGTCATGTCGTTGAGTCGGCACCACCATGCGGCCTGCATGAGCCATGTGTGGATGCCGCTGTGGGGTGGTTCGGGGAATGGCCCGTGCTTGTCGCGCAGGATCAGTCTGCCAGGTGAATTTGATTGGACTGGTTTGAGCAGCGGTTGGGTTTCGGACTCCACCTCGCCGGGGTCGAACATAGCGGTGCGGCTCAGGTCGACCCATGCCTCGGGATCCCAGCTCACGAAGCAAAGGCGGCCGGGGTCTTTGCATGCGGTGTCGATGGTGAGGTGGGCTTTGGCGTACTCGGTCTCGGCGAGAATGAAAGCGGCCTTGTGTTGCTCGGGCGTTTGGCATTGCGGGATCCGCGCCACGGCCTTGACGCCATCGCCACTTGGTGAGCGGAAGGCGGCGACCACTCGCGGATCGGCTTGAAGGATTTCGCGGATCTCTTCGACCGTCCACCCGACATTGTCTTTCGCGTCGAAGTCGAGTTGGAGGAAGCCGGAGTGGGCAAAGCGGCCTTCGGAGATTGCGGCCTTGCGTGCGCCACGGGTGACTTCGCCCGAGATGCTGACTGCTTGCAGCATGCGCTTGGCTTTCGCGTATCCATCCTCGTCATTGGCGGCGAGCATTGCCCGCAGCTCGAGTACTTGGCTTTTGAACTCATCCGAGCGGATGGCGTCGATGAGGTCTACGAGGGTGAGTGATCCGGCTGGGCTGCGTGCCTCGGCTGAGTCATAGAGGTCGATCTTGGTAGGTGCTTCGGTAGTAGTGGTCATGATTTGTTCAGTTGTTGGAGAGCGTTGATGGCGGCGAGCATGCCGCTTTGGGTGTCGGACTTGTCGCGAAGTGCTTCGGCGACTGCATCGTCGATCGTGCCAGGGCAGATCAGCCGGTAGATGAGCGTCTCGGCTGCCTGTCCGGTGCGGATCAGGCGCGCGTTGGTCTGGATGTAGGTCTCGTTGGAGTAGGTGAGCGAGACCCAGACGGCGATCCGGCAGGATGCCTGCATGCCGTCGATGCCGTGGGAAAGTGATCGCGGGTCCGCCACCCATGTCATGATCTCCCCGGCTTGCCATTGCGGTAAGTCCCGCTCGTCAAACATGCGAGCGCCGGCAATGGCCTTGAGCACGCGCTCGGACTCGTGTTTGAACGCGCAGAGCACGAGGATCGGTTCGCCATTGTGGCGGGATCGGATGGTGCGCAGGGCTTCGAGCTTCGCGCTGTGAACTTCATGCACGGCGCGGTGTTCGTCGTAGACGGCACCGGAGGTGAACTGGAGGAGCTTGTTGCAAAGGGTGGCTGCGGTCAGTGCCACCACCTCACCGCGTTCGAGTTGGACGAGGAGGTCTTTCTGGAGCGCGCGGTACTTGGTCTTGACCGGCGGCGGGAGCACCACTGGCACATCGATGAAGCTGGATGCTGGGAGCTCATGGCCGTCGCCCATCAGCACGAGGCAGAGGTCGGAGAGCTTCGCGTCGATCTCATCCTTGCCGCCTTGCCTCAGCTTCCATGTGTAGCCCATGTAGTCGGCGGCGTAGAACCACTCGTCCTTGAATTTCGAGAATGCAGTGCCGAGGCGCTCGCCATCATCGAGGAGACGGATCTGAGCGAACAGGTCGAGGTAGTTGTTGGGGACTGGGGTGCCGGTCAGACCGATGCGGCGCTTGAACTTCGGTAGGTGCGCTCGCAGCGCCTTGAATCGCTTGCTGGTCGGGTTCTTGGCGAGGCTCAGCTCGTCGATCACCAGCGTGTCGACTGGGCAATGGCGCGAGCCTTTCGGAAACATCTCTGGCAGGCGGGTCGGTAGCATTTCCGAGTTGATCAGGTAGATGTCGGCTGTGCCTTCATGCCAGGCGTCGAGCCCGTCCTTGGTGCGCAGGTTAGCGACCTTCATCCATGATGAGTGCAGCCAGCGCGCGACTTGGGCAGGCCATGTGATTGAGCACACTCGCAATGGTGCGACGATGAGAGCGCCGCGCATCTGACCGATGGTGGCGAGCTGATCGAGAGCGGCCAGCGTCACCACCGTCTTGCCCTTGCCCGGCGGGACAAAGAGGGCGGCACGCTCGTTGTTCACGAGGTGCTCAACCATTGCCGGCTGATAGGCGAACGGGCGGAAGACTTCGGTGTTCATGCGTTGAAAAAGATTTGATCGATGAGCCACTTTCCGTCGTCGGCGTCCTCGCAGACCACGGCGACGAACTTCTGGGTTCGAAGGTCGCGCAGCCACTTCTCTTGGAGTGGTGTTGGCTTCCCGCCGGGTGCTTTGAACTCGATGAAGATGACTTTACCTTTGTGCAGGAACATCCGGTCGGGTTGGCCTTTCTGGTTCGGGCCTGCCAACTTCATGGCCATGACTCCATGCTTTCGCGCGTAGTCACACACCGCGCGCTCGATTGTCGATTCCCTCACGACAGCACCTTTCCGAGCACATGGTTTATGATTGTCTGGCCGCGTAGGGTTGGGCGGTAGATGTTCGCCTTGTCTTTGCGCTCGACCACCTCGATGAGCTCCTTATTACGCAGCGAGATCAGGCGGTTGCGCACGACATAGCCGGGTTCCTTGGCCGCCTTGGCCACGCTGGTATTGGTGGCACCGCCGATGCAGAGGAAAAGGCATGTAGCTTCACGCACACCGACTCGATAGTTCGAGAGGCGGATGAATGATTTTGCGAGATCGATGGGATTCATTTGTTGAGTTTGTTGCGTATCCAGTTCACGGCGGTGAAGTAGGCGATGATGAGGCCAAGGGTGATGCTCTTGGGCGTGCGTTTGGGTTTATTGCTCATGCGCGTTCTTTTCCGCAGTCGGGGCAGTAATCCCCCATAGGCTCAATTCGTGAGAAGAATGGATCTTTGTCGCTGCCGCAATGCGGGCAGACAATATCGTCGGTATCCTTGCGAAATATCTCGTCGTAATTGTCGCGGAACATCTCGCCATTGACCGGCCTCGGAGCGTCGCCTTTGCCTGCTTGGTTGTTGTTTATCTGCATTTTGGGTGTCCTTTCCCCCTTAAGTCATCATTGCAGATCCCGTTCTCAAATCTCATGGAGTAAACTAGACGAAGATTGTATTCATCCTCGTAATCCATCTCTAAATCACCGCAAAAATCCGGAACACCCCATTGTTTATAAACAAAAGCTCTCCAGCTGAACCCACAATCACGGTTTACTGAATCTTCACCTACACACCATTGAGTGCCTAATGAAGAAGGATTTCCTATTACACAATAAACCTGCCATTCATATGGGAGCAGTCCGCTTAGTTCCATCAATTTATCTAACACATTATATGCTGCCTCTATTGTTGGTTTCACTTCAATAAACAACTTACCAAGCTGAAAATCTGGACAATAATTTCCAGTTTTCAGCGAATAACCTTCCGGCTCATAAATCCAATCTAAATTCAAAGTATCAAAATACGCGGCCCATCGAGCTTCCATTCGCGACCTAAACTCAATACCTCGATACCAAGAAGGTAGGCTTTTTGGTGAAAATCCACTAATGTCGCTTCGTATTATAAAGTCGCTCATGACTGACCTCCTTTCACGGCGGCGAGGGCTTCATCAATCGGCAAGAGGTAATCGCAATCTTCGCAACAATTAGGACTGGCGACTTGCCCACCGTATCCATCTCGTATGCGTTGCAAGACTGCCGCCAGCCTATCGCGTTGCTCGACTAGCTCATCAATCTTCGCTTGAGCCATGGCTGGTGAGATTGTCCAAGCGTGCGACTCAAGCTCTTCTCGGAGCTTTTCGATTTCGGCCTTCGCCTTAAAAAGATCCTCCTCTTGCTTTAATAGTTTGCTACTAACTTCATGCAAATTAGTAGTTTCCTGCGCCAGCTCGCATTCAAGCCGCTTGTTGCGAGCATCCAGACGGCGATTGTTCGAGCGCTTTACGAGCAACTGCTGTTGAGCCTCTTCCAGTTTGCTCTCTGATTGAAAAGCCAGATTTCGATAATCATTCAGATCGCGTTCCAGCTTGTTCAGCAGCTGACACAATGCCTGTGCCTCATCCCTCGTGTTGATGTGAAACCCGTCATTCCACCCACGCTCAGTTATGCGGCGAAGCCTCCACATGTGATAGTATCCAACATCGCAAAATGTTTCCCATTGGTCACTCATGGCTCCCTCCCATCTACCGCCAGCGCGAGGTCGTGTCTGGTTTCTTGTTCAATCTCGCCGCCGAGATAACACTGAGTAAGAGCCGCATCGATCAGCCTGTGCAATTTGTTAACTTTGACGATCAGCGACGACTCGCGCCTCTGCGTTTCCCGTAGCAATCGGCAAAGCGTGGTGACGCGCAGGTGCTCGGAGGCTTTGGCCTCGCAGGTGCCGCACTCGTAGTCGTGCTCCTCGGGCATCGGCCGCAGGCATGTCGGGCATTCCCATGCCTCGTCAAGGTCTTGGCATTGGTCTTCAAAGATCACCTTGCACCTCCTTCATTCTTCCACGCCGCGATGTCCTTGGAGAACTGGTTGCGCAGGGAGTTGAAGAGTGCCATGTCGACCATCACGCCATCGATGGCGGCGTCGACCACGGTGGTCTCGTAGCAGGTCAGCATGTAGTCGACCTTGGCCTTAATGGCGCGCGCGTCCTCTTGGGTGTCGGCGTCAGCTCGTTGGCGAATTGGTTCAGCAATGTCGTGTTCGAGTGTCATAGTGTTAGCGGGTGGAGATGATGGGTTTCTTGAAGACGCGAAGGCCGAGGTCTGTGAAGGTCTCGATCAGCTTGTCGTCGGTGAGTCGCTCCGACCAAAGGTCGATCATCGTTTTGATCTCCTTGCGGCGGGGTGTGATCTCGACGCAGGCGCGTTGGCGTTTGGCGAGCAGGTCGATATCGACCACCTCGAAGTCCCAGGCGAACCTCACACCGGAGGCCTGCTGTGTGATTGCCAGTTCCTCACTCGCTTGCAGGCGGGCATCGAGCGCGGCCTTGTTTGCCTCGGCAGCTTGCTTGGCTGCGAGCACATCAGCGATCGTGCGCGTCTCGGCAGCGGCTTGTTCGGCCTGCTCTTTTGCAAGTCGCGCAGCGCGAGCTTCCTCGAAGGCGCGGCGCTCTTCCTCTTCCTTGATCCGTTGCAGGCGTGCGACCTCTTCGGCGTGCTTGCCGATCATGAGGCTCAGCCGCTTCTCTTCGGCATCGATGTCGGCAGTGAAGTCAGCAGCGGCCTTGTCGATTGCCTTGCCGACGAGCAGCACCGGCTCCTTCACTGCCTTGCGCGACTTCTCGATGAGGATCCGCATTTCAGCGCAGCGCCGCAGGTGGAATTGAGCGTTGCTGCTCTCTTCGATGCTCGTCACCTGCGTGACGGTGGACGCCTTGCTCAGCAGCTCGGCCTTCTTCTCATACGCCTCGGGCGAGACCTTGAGGTGGTAGCCATCACCAGCGAGGATGAGGGCTTCGGTTGTGGTTGTAGCGTTCATTGGTTGGTATGTCTTAGTGATGGGAGAATTGGTCGGCCGGTCTGGATGTCGCCGGTGCAGATGCAGCAGCCGATCAGCAGGATCCGGCAGTAGGAGTTGAAGCAGCGTTCGCAGTGGCCTGCGGGGCATGGTTGGTCGCGTTTGGCGCGTGCTTCGGCCGCCAATCGCTCGGAGATGGTTAGAACGGCTCGTTCGGGTGCCGTGGTGTGTTCGGGTGGTCGTAGATGACCCACGGCAGACGATGGATGAGGATCGGCGGCAGACTCGGTCGGTCGGCTCTCACTGCCAGCCACACCACTTCCGGCTCGTATGGATCCCGCATCAGGCACAGCATCGAGTCGTACGCGTTCAGTGCTTGGTGCCAGGTCGCTGTCTCCGCGTCGGCATTGGTCGGCGTCATGTCGATCCCCTCGCCGACGCTTGCGCTCAAAGATCGAGGTGACGGGAGTGAGCTTTGCGACGATGGAGGCGTATCCCTCTTGAGGATCATCGAGGCGGCCGGCGGCCGCTGGGGCTTTCCCTGTTTCTCGGCCTGCTGCGCGGCGATCTTTTCGGCGATGGTGAGCATTGGGTGTAATTGGGTGGGAAATTGGCGGCCCGTTGACTTGGCGGTCGGATTTGGAATCCTCGCCATCCGCCGGATCGGTACGCGCGACGGGCCAAGCGCGCGTACCTACGGCTGAGAGACTTTTAGTAGTCGCTCGGGCTGAGCAGTGCCTGCACCTCGGTGAGTGCAGCGATAAGCAATGCGTCCTCGGACTTGTTCGACTTGAGCGCGCTCGGGAGCCACTTCTGGATTAGCAGCTCGACACCTTCCTCATCGACATCGCCCAGGGCTTTGCCTGTGTGTTTGCCGATGTGAACGATCACCTTCTGCCATGCAGCGCGCTCGTCCTTTGCAGGTGCTTTAGCTGGGGCAGCCGGTGCGCTCTGTGGTGAGCTTTGGGTGTCGCGATCTTGGACGCGGGTGTACTTGCCAGTCGGCTTGAGTGGCTTGTCTTTATCAGCGCCGAGGAACGAGATGACTGCGTAAGTGCTGCCGTCGCGTTCGCCGATTTCGTGCTCGACGATCAACTTCACGCCGGTACCGATCAACACCTCTGGGTCGAACTCATCGAGCTCGGCCTTGGTGAGTTCGCGGCCGAGGATCTTCTTCAGATCCTTGCGGAAATTTGCTTTCTCGTTGAGCGAAGGTGTATAGCCACGGCTCCAGATGTAGCAGGGGCCGCCGTCCTCGTTCTCAACTTCCGTCTGATAGACGAGGCGGAAGACCTCGCGCTCGCCGTACTGGCTTTGCTGCTTCTTCAGCGGCGTGACATCGACGATGACGGCCTTAACGGTTCCTTCGGTAATTGGGTGCGGGACAAAGTCGCCGCCTTTTTTTTCACTTAGTTTCATAGTATTTCAGTTGGTCAATGGTTTCGATTTGTCCGCGTGATCGTCGGGTGCGCGGCCCCCGTTATGTGCTGTCAAAATGATGTTGGTGCGTTGAGCTTGCGGTGAGCCTCCTGCGTGATGATCACGCCGTTGCCGGCCGCTGGGGCGAATTTGTCCACGCCGTGCTCGAGGAGTTGCAGTGCAAGCACTTCCTTCGAGTTGCTGGGTGAGACGCGCAGGCATGTGTCCTGGCGTTCGATGACTTTGTAAGTGTCCTCACGCTGCGTGCGCTCACGGACGATGACCGCAGGGCGGAAGGTGCGTTGGTGGATTTGGAAGATCATGGTGATGTTGTGTTGTGGCGTGTTGTGTCGGAAATCTTCAGATCCTCGGCCGGATCGCGCGGCGGGCTTCGTACACGGATTGTTCGAGGCCGATCTTGTAGAGGCGCCCTGACTCACGGGCGGCGATGCCTGCCCAGATCGCTGCGCCGATGGCGGTGGCGATGAGGCCGAAGAGCCACAGCGGGTTGGCTCCTTGGTGGTTGTCGATGATCGCCGATGGAATCCAGCATGCGCTGGCGGCGGTGATCATGAGAGCGAGTGTCGCTTGCAGTGCGGAGGCGCGCGAGTTGCGGTAGTAGCGTTCGGATAGTTTCATGGTTGGGTGTGGTTGGGGTTAGATGAGAGGAACGAGGTCACTTGGAGTGGCGACTGAGTGCCGGTTGCGCTTGGCGCGTTTGGCGAGAGCGGTGCGGACTTTTTCGAGGTCGAACCGGATCAGTCGGCCTTCGTGAATTTCGGCGTCGATCGCCTCATCGCGGTAGAGGCGGAGGATCGTGTCGCCGGTTATGCCGAGTTGTTTCGCCAAGGCGTTGGCGGAAAAGAGAACGGGTTTGGTCTTCACTCGCCCCTCCCTTCCATGGCTTCGGCGGTCTTATTAGTAAGAAGATCGCGGACGACTTCGGAAACTGACTTGCCGGTGGTGGCTGACTTGGTAGCCAGCCATGTAATCTCCTCTGTGGTGAGGTCTTCGATTGGTAAGGGGATCGTTGCTTCGTGCATGGCGATGCACGACAAGTACGCAATCGCGTGTATTGGTAAAGAAAAAAATGCACGAAAAGTGATTTTTTATTTCGGGTGTGTCACGGAAGGGTGTATTTTCCGTGCATGAACCCCAGCAGAGAGGACATAAAACAATGGCTCGCAGACTATCCCGAGAGGGATCGGGAATGGCTTGCGAGGAAATGCGGAACGGCCAAAAGGACCGTGGATAACTGGCTATCTACCAAGAAAGAAATGCCGCCAAAAGCAGTGCGGATCATTGCTTCACTCATGCGTGAGGACGCCGAGAAAACAAAGGTTCAGCATGAGCAGATGACGCATCTTTCGATCCCAGCCACCATGGCTGAGTTCAATGCCTGGTCAAAGGCCGCTCTTGCCAAGCAGCAGATCCTCACCGAATGGGCGGCTTATGCGGTTCGGAAGGCTTACAAAGAGCACCTCGCCGAGTCCGGCCTCATGGTCGCCGAAGAACCTCCCGAATACGGAGCAAAGAGAAGGCCGAAGTGATCGCCATGTATCCAGCGCGGCGCATAGCCAAGTGGGCGTCAATCGTCCACACTTTTACCGCATCGGTAATGCTCGCCGGATCATTTGGTTGAGGTCACCGGATTGTTTTTTTGCGCGTAGTGGCAGCATGGTGGCAATTTAGCCACCTTTCCAGAAAAGTCCTTGTATCCATGCGGGCCGTTCTGGGATTCGTAATGAGCAGGCCGAGAGTTCGAATCTCTCCAGCGGCTCCATTTTACTAGGATTTCTAGCGGACTTTTTCCGATTTTGCCGATCTTGGCGGTTGCGTCTTGGCAATGGTGGCAGTAGATTTCGACCATGCCACGCGCTCCACAATTCGATCCGATTGAGACGCCAGCCGGTTGGATGGTTTCGGTACCACCGAGTATGGCAGCCGATGGAAAGCGCCACCGGAAGTTTTTTTCAGTGAAGCGCGACGCGGATCGGTATGCGGGCAAGCTGCGGTCCTCATGGTCATCGGGGCTTCGTGGCGGCATGATCTCGGCGAGTGTTGCGATGGAGGCGCAGAAGGCGCTCGCAATGCTTGAACCCACCGGCATCGGGTTGCTTGAGGCGGCGAAGATCGTGGCAAAGCAGATGGCGACCTCGGGCGCGCAGGAAACATTCTCGCAGCGGTACGATCGAGCGGTTCTCGATGGCGAGGGTCGCTGGTCTAAACGATACCGGCAGGACATGGATCGGCTCCTGCGGTGGCTGCCGAAGAAGTTCCTATCCCTCCCCTGCGGGACGATCGACCGCGCGGTGGTGGAGGCTGCTCTTGTGCAGGATCGGCCATTGGCTCGCTCGACGATCGATGCCAGGGCGACGCGGGTACTGGCGGTTCTTCACTACCGCGAACGGCACCGGAAAAGCTCCGAGATCAAGATCCTAACCTTGGCCGAGGTCGAGGCGGTGCTCGGTCATTGCCAGTCGGTCGAGGAGAGGCGTGTGGTGGCTCTCCTCGCCTTTGCGGGCATTCGCCCTGACGCTGAGTCGGGAGAGATCGCGCGGCTCGACTGGGAGGCCGTGGGAGCGAAAGAAATCTACATTGCGCCTGCGACATCGAAGACCGGCAGCGACCGGCACATTCCGCTGACGCCTCGGCTGCGGGCAGAGATCGATGGTCATCCTACCGAGGGGCCGGTGCTGCCTGCCAACTGGCGGCGAGCTTGGCAAAGGATCAGGAAGGCGGCGGGCATCGCGGGCGAGCAAGACATTCTCCGGCATTCCTATGCGAGTCACATATTGGCGGCGACTTCGGAAGAGCACGCGAAACAATGCCTCGGGCATGCGGCTGGAAGTTCCACCCTCTTTCGACATTATAGAAGGGCGGTGACGCAGGCCGATGGGTTGGCTTATTTCGGGATGTGCGATGATAAAAAATAACGGACGAAAAGCGGGTGAATCTGAGTAATAGGTCAAGGACAGCTTGACCTGTGGCGCGGATCTCAAGCCTTTGAGTAAAGGTTGATGGTGGTGCCGTTGTGACGCATGGTTCGCTTTTTGAGCGCGCCGTTCTGCTCCATTCTCATGAGTTTTTGCCTCACGCCTGAAAGCGTGATCTTGGGGTTTTTTTGCCGTGCCTCCAAGTAGGCGTCCTCTGCTGAAAACTCGTCGGAATGTTGCGGCTCATCGACGAGCTGGGAGAGGGCAAATTGCAGACTCGACAGGTTTCCGATTTTCTTAGCCATGTTATTTTGCAGTATAAACTCGCGGATGGACAATCGGTAGTTCGCCTTTCTCAACCGATCGCCAATCGAGAATCACAGCACTAGGCTGAGGGATTGCAGCCGGGACAACTTTGCGCCCGAATCGTGTAATTCCCTGCCATGCTCCAGTCACGATCGACATCGAGTTTCCGTCAGACCACACGCCATGCCGATGGCGATGCGCGCGGCAGATCACCTTCGGGATCGGCCTGCCCATGCGGGCGGCTTCGTGGATCTCGACTCCGAGGTTGATTGAATGCTGTGCGGCTTCGAGGTAGGGGCGCGAGGTGGTGCCGATGTGGTGAGCGAAGGAAACTAGGCATCCGTTCACATCGAGGTCGAGTCGATCCCAAGCATATTGACCGGTCTGCGGATCGCGGGTGCCGCCTAGTGCTGATCCGATGCGGATCTCGTCATTGCGGGTGTGGCATTCCGTGCCTTTCACCACATGCAGGCGGGCTGCTTTGTCTGCCAGCGGAGCGAGCACATCGAGCACGGCGGTGGTCTGGTCGCCGACATCGGCGCTCATCACTTGGAGGGTGCGATGGTGGATGCCTTCAACGAGGTCGCCATTCAGCACAAACTCGAAATCGTCCTTGCCGATGGTCGTCTTTGCCCAGCCGAGCATGTCTTGCCAGCAAGCCCAGAGCCACTCTTGGAATTTGTTTTGACCGATCGGGAATCCTTCGTTGGCGACGAATCCCTCGGGCCAGAGTCCGACGGTGCTGCCGATGTGGAGGTCGGAAAGGAGGAGAATGACTTTGGACTTGGCTTTCATGATTCAAACAATCGGCCCGTCGCACAGAATGTACTCGAAGCTCTTTTGGTTCGCCTTCTTCATCTCGGCGCGGGTGAGTGCGTAGAACGCATCCCATTGCGCGGGTGGGATCGTCTGGCAGCCGAGCGAGCTGGTCGAGTTGCGGCCGCCCTTGTGGATGTTGATCGCGATACCTTGCTTGATCCCGTCCATGCCGTCGCGCATGACCGGCAGGGCTTCTCCTTTCGTGTTCGGGCGGAAGGCAGGATAGCCACCACTGGGGCGACTGATGCCGTGGTTGCCGGGCTTGTACGGATGGACGCCGGAAATCAGCGAGGCGATGCCTGGGCGATGACGGCTCGGATCGGTGTTGGCGTTGAAGGCGGCGAAGGTTTCGGGGCCGACGACGAAAATCGCATCGTCGTAGATGCCGCGATCATTCTTGCCAGCGGCACCCATGGTGTCGCGGTAGTAGCCGCGAATGCCGACCACGAACATCGGCGGCAGCAGTTCGTCAGGGTAGGCGCGAACCCACACCTTGACCGCTGCGGCCATGACCGCAAACTGTTTGGCTCGCGGCTTGTTCATGGGTCAGTTATTTTTCGGCGATGATCTCCAGCACGCGAAGAGCGGTGGGAGCGTCGATGGTGGCGGCTTTACTGCCGTCCGGGTTGACCCGTAGGGTGCAGCTTGTCATCACAGCGACGGCTGCCCAGATGAGCAGCGAGGCGATCAGAGCCCAGATGAGGCCGACTCGGTCGGATTTGGTTTCGGTGCTCATGGCTCGTCGCGGTAGACTTGTTTTTCCGAGGTGTCGATGTAGCTGCGGGCGGTCGTCAGCGCGGTGCCGAGCAGGCCAAGCGCGAAGCCGATCACCTGCTTGGCGTCGGTAAAGTCGATCGTCGCGAGGCCCGCGCTTCCGGCGGAGACGACGGCGATGAGGACATAGAGGACGAGGCGGAGGGTGCTTTGTTCGGGTGTCATGTTTTGTGGGTTTCGAGTTGTTAGGAAATGCGGTCTTTGACCTCACGCAGGATGTCAGAATTTTGTTCGATCACGCGGTGGTTTTGAGAGGTGATCTCGACGAGTTGTTGAAACTGCTTGTCGCGTTCGAGATCCCGTTGCTCGAACTTGCTCTCGCTCTTGTCGAGGCGGGCGACCAACCAGCGCAGGGCGAACAAGGCGGCACCTAGCGCACCGAGCGGGCCGGTGAGGATCTGCAGCCACTCGGGCATTTTCAACCCCTCGGTTGCGATCGAGGCCAGCTTACCGCCCGCCACGCCGGAGAGCATGACGGTCGCTGCGGAGAGGGTGTGGGTGGTGATGGTCATGCCCAGAAAATGTTAGGAACGGATTCGTCTGCGGGCCGTTGTTCGCCGGAGGTGGAAGCCCAGTAGATAAACTGCTCTCCACCCTCTGGAATCGGGATGCCGACGAGATCTCTGAACAACACCCACCAGTCCGAGCCTTGATGCTCGCCGATGATGTGGAGTGCATACTCATGTGACGCGAGGGTGATCTGCTCGTTGCCGTCCTCGTCAATGGTCGCAAAGCCATTCTGCAGTCCGAACATGACTGCGGTGGTGCGGTCTGGAAATTTAAGCAAATAGTCGATCATGCCGTGAGTGCTTGGAGTTTTGAAACCGGGAGCCGCTTGCGATAATACCTGAATGACGAAATGGTGGCGTTTGATGTCGATCCCGACATGCCAGTGAATTTTAGGTTGTCCGCAGTTAATACTGATCCAGTAAATGTGTCTGGTATTTGCGTCCCATCAATCACATAGTCAGCACCAGCGGAATCAGCGGTTATCGCGGATTTATAAACAACATTGGCAGTGTTGTAATTTGCTGCGGGGGTAAGGGTCGTAGCACTAACTTGAGCTGAAAGTCTGTTTCCTTGAGCCACACGATGATACACGCGCATAACGACAGTTGTTCCAGAATCTACTCCTGCAATAGCGTTATTGCTTGCAGTGAATCCATTGGCTGATGCCACAGTCACCATGGTTCCCTGATCGTTATTATAAAAGCTCGTAAAGTTAGCCCCCGTGATACTACACACATCCGCGCTACGCACCACGCTGCCAGTCGTCGTCGGGATGTAGGAGGTGGGGAAGGAGCCTGCTTCTAATTGTGCGCCCCAGATGTTTGCAGTAAGACCGCCTACGGCTGCGCTAGTCAGTCCTGAAGATGTTGTTAAAATAATATCTAATTGTGAATTTATGCTTGTTATAGCCGCACCTGATACAGCCAATCTATACCATCCGTTTGGATAAGAGGTTATGACTCCAGTAACAGTGGCTCCGTTTGCGTTGAATGTTAAAGTATCAAGATCAAAAAAAGGGACAGATGTCCCACTGGGTCTTAGCGGAGAGTAATCCACGCTCACATACCTCCAGTTGTCTTTTCTTACAAAACAACTTGCTGAGTATTGCGTTCCAGTTATCGACGAAACACTCACCAGTGACCTAGCTATGATGCCGCCGAAAGATGAGCTTCCGCTAGTCACGATAGTGGCTTTTGTTGTTCCATCTGGACTATTTTCTGTCGAAACTGCACGAGTAGAACCTCCCGCGCCACCCCATAGATTCATCTCTTGGCTTCGAGTTATGCTATTCGTCCTCGACTCCTCGATCAGCAAGCCACGGCACACTCCAGCGGAGGTGTGGTCGAAGCGGGGGCCGCGATAGCCGATCCTCCATGATGTGAATGTTCCGCTGCCGCCGATGCTGGTCATGTTGCACACCAGCACCTGCGTGCTTGGTGTGTAACTGGTGACGGTCCCAACCATGAAGTTTGATCCATTCGATGCCTCGACTGCATTGCCAGCGCGCCAGAATTGATCTTGCCCGGCGGTCGCTGCCAGAGTGAATGTCCGGCTGCCTGTGCCGATCGTGTTCGAGGTGGTCGAGGTATCGGTGCCGTGGATTAAGCCATCGCTGCCGATGTAGGTTGCGCCAGATCCTCGCGTGAAAGTCGGCGTCGGGCCGACGCGAGCGGTCAGCGATTTTGTCGCCGCAAACGGCAGGTCGAGAGCGAGTTGGTCGTTGCTCGACAAGTTCGACCGTGATGTCTTGAGGATCATCATACGAGGTTACCGCTCAGGTTGTAGACTCCGCTTGCCACGCGCATGAGCGAGGCCGGTGCGTGCTGGCCTGCGGTGGCGAGTAGGTTGCCGAAGGAGTTGAGCGTCGCGCCAGAGCCTTGCTGGAAAGTCACGCGGCCTGTGCCTGCTTGAATGATCATGCAGCTAAACCCAGCAGCGAGCGTCGAGGGGACGGTGACGGTGACAGCGGATGATGCTGTGCAGCGGATGACCGTGTTGTTGTCGCTATCGGCGAGCGTGATCGATGTCGCTGCGTTATCGGCGATCGTGAGCGATGGCTCTGGGCCGGTCGGGCCGGTGCTTCCGGTTGGTCCTGCTGGGCCTGTTGCACCAGTTACTTTTCCGAGATTGAGTGTAGGCATGTTCGTGAGTGATTAGGTGTCAATAGCTCATGAAGAGGTCGCCCCCCTCGAT